TAGGCTAAGGAGATGATATGAGAATAGGTAATTTAGAGAATGATACAGACCTACAAAATAGGTTTAAGATATTAGATACATCTACAGGTGAGATACTAGAGGCAAATGTATTTTATGAGAAGAGTAGTGAGCAGGGCTGGGAAAGGGCTTATATTCAAACATTGTGTGATTATCTTGGCGTGACTGGTAATGCTACTGTAAAGATACTTACCTACCTCATTAAGAAGAAGGATAGCCAAAATAGAATAATTGGAACTCACCAGATGATTGCCGATGGTGCAGGTTCTTCTCTCGGTTCTGTAGATAGGATAATGAAAAGATTAAAGGATGATGGATATATTGCGACAGTTACTAAAGGTGTTTATATGCTGACTCCGTATATGCTGAGGTATGGAGCTAGAACTCAAGGAGCTGCATTATTGAGGGTATGGGATAATCTAGTGATGGAAGAAGAGGGTGATTTAGATGAGTGTTGAAAGAGCATTAGAGTTAGCGAAAGAGTTAAAGTATCGTGAGGAGCATAACCGTTTAAAGTATTATGCTCCGTATGATTATCAATTAGACTTCCATAAAGCATCAGGTAATCAGAAGTTATTAATGGCGGCTAATCGTATTGGTAAGAGTTATTGTGGTGCTATGGAGATGGCAATACATTTAACAGGTGAATATCCTGATTGGTGGGAGGGGAGGAAATGGGATCGTCCTATTCGGGCTTGGGCAGGTGGTAGCTCAAACGAGACCACTAGAGATATTCTACAACGGGAGCTTTTAGGGCAGCCAGATGATAAGACAGTAAGAGGGACAGGTGCAATTCCTATGAAGAATATAGGTGAGGCAACAAGGAAGCCAGGCGTTCCTAATGCGCATAATAGTATAGTAATACGCCATAAGTCAGGAGGTAACTCAAGGTTAGGCTTTAAGGCTTATGAGATGGGTAAAGAGAAATGGATGGGTGAGAGCCTTGATGTAATTTGGCTAGATGAAGAGCCACCACCTGAAATCTATACACAAGCAGTTACTCGTACTGCGGATAAGGGTGGGATGGTCTATATGACATTTACTCCTGAGAATGGAATGACTGAAACAGTAGCGCAGTTTATGAATGATCTTCGTAACGGTCAGTTTATGATGACTGCTGGATGGGATGATGCACCCCATATGACAGAAGATGTTAAGGAGCAGATTCTAGCGGCATTACCACCCCACGAAAGGAAGATGAGGTCATTAGGTATTCCTTCTCTCGGTTCTGGTTTAGTCTTCCCTGTTCCAGAAGAGATTATTACTTGTGATCCATTTGAGATTCCTGCTCATTGGCCTAGAATAAGTGGAATGGATTATGGTTGGGATCATCCTACAACGGCAGCGTGGATAGCATGGGATAGAGATAGCGATGTGGTTTATGTGTATGACAGTTATGCACAGTCTATGGAGGTAGCAGCAGTTCATGCAGCGGCAATTAATGCTAGACCTAAATGGATTCCTGTAATGTGGCCTAGAGATGGAAGGCAAGCTGATAAAGGATCAGGTACTCCATTAGCGGATCAGTATAGAGCATTAGGTGTGAATATGTTAAAGGGATCTGGCAGGAGTTGGGGTGGGTGGTTTACAAATCCTCCATCAGCAGGAATGAAAGAGGGGTCAGGTGGCGTTTCATTAGAGGCAGGTGTTATGGATATGTTGGAGAGAATGAAGACAGGTCGCTTCAAAGTGTTCAACAACCAACCGCAAGTACTTGAAGAGTTTAGAATGTACCATCGAAAAGATGGCAGAATCGTACCTTTTAAAGATGATTTGATTTCTGCGATTAGATATGCTACTCTCTCTTTAAGGTTTGCAAGAATACACGAAACGCAACCTAGACAGCGGCAAACGGATAGTAACTTTAATATATTTTAGGAGATTAATATGGGCGGTATTGTTAGAAGTGTTTTTGGTGGTAGATCGCCAGCACCAGCACCAGCACCAGCAGTAGATTATGATGCTATCAATAGAAAAGCCAGAGAAGATGCGGAAGCTCCATCAGAGGCTAAAGGGGCTTTACTTAAAAATAAAAAGAAGGGTCGATACGCCACACTATTGACTGGCGGTAAAGGAGTTTTAGGCGATACAGAAGTAGGCACTAAAAGTTTATTAGGGAGTTAATATGGGAAGTAAATCAGCACCAGCACCATTTATGCCAGTAGCAGCACCACCTCCACCAGCAGTAGATCGCAAGGAGTTGGATAAAGAAACTTTAGCGGCTGCAAGAGAGCGTGTAGGCAAGACCTCAACTAAAGATGGCGAGGAAGATCCACAGGCTACTCTACTATCTGAAAGAAAATTCTGGTCAGATAAAGAGAAAGAACAGCAAAAGAAGAAAACCTTACTGAACTAATAATGATTGAACTCCAGATTGGACAAGATCAGAAGGTAGCAGAGTGGGTAGGTAAAGAGCGGAGGTAGAGAACCTCACTGAATGCACTACTTATGGATTCTTTAAGGATGGGAAAATAGTAGGTGGAGCAATATTTTATGATTGGCGTGTTGAGGATATGGTATTTTCAGGCGCATTTGAGGATAAAGGATGCTTCACCAAGAGGAACTTAAAGTTATTCTTTGATTACCCATTTAATCAGGTAGGATGCCATAGAATATCAGCATATACATCAGTAGATAATAGTAAGGCTAATACCTTACTAAAGAAGTTGGGCTTTACTAAGGAAGGCTGTTTTAGGGAGATCTCCTCAAGACAGGAAGATGCAAACATTTATGGTATGCTCAAGAGAGAGTGTATCTGGCTAAATAAATAGGAGAAGTATTATGGGTAGCAAATCAGCACCGTACACACCACCACCACCAGTAGATTATGCAGCAGAGGCTCGTCAAAGAAAAAAAGAGGAAACTGAAATGTCGGAAGAGTTAGATCAGGAGCGAGCAGATCTTATTCGTAAAAAGAAGACAGGAAGATATAGTACTTTACTTACAGGCGGTGAAGGCCTATTAGATGAGGCAGAGTCAGGCAAGAAGAGCTTACTCGGAGAAGGATAATGGTTGAGCAGATACTAAAGCGATTAGCTAAACTAGAATCATCTAAGCAAATATGGTCAGAGCATTGGCAAGAGATCCTAGATTATGTAATGCCTCGTAAGGCGGAAGTCACGACTCAGTACGCTAGAGGTGCAAAGCGAACCTCAAAGCTATATGACTCGACAGCGATTCATTCCAATACATTACTAGCGGCATCATTACAGGGAACGCTAACATCAGCATCCTTACCTTGGTTTCATTTAAAGGTGATGGACGAAAATCTAAACCTACGAAGAGATGTATCTGTATGGTTAGAGGATTGCCGTAATAGAATGTATAAAGCATTTAATTCATCGAACTTTAATACAGAAGTCCACGAATTTTATCTTGATATTACATCTATTGGTACTGCTTGTTTAGAAGTTGAAGAGATTGAAGAGACAGGAGCATTTTCATTTAGATCCCTCCATATATCTGAATATTTTGTAACGGAAGGTCATCATGGAGATATAGATACTGTATATCGTAGTTTTGAATATACAGCTAGACAAGCCTACCAGAAATGGGGTGATGCTATTGGCGTTAAGGTTATGGAGGCGTATAGAGAAGACCCAGATAAGAAGTTTACTTTTATTCATTGTGTAATGCCATCATCAGAGTATCAGGGTGAAGCTAAAACGAAGTTGCCCTTTATTTCGACTTATATCGGTAAGGAAGATAAAAATATAGTAGGAGAGGGTGGCTATAACGAGCTTCCTTATCTTGTAACTAGATGGTCGAAGGCTTCTGGCGAAGAGTACGGAAGAAGTCCTGCATATAATGCGCTACCAGATATCAAGACACTCAATAAGGCTGTAGAGTTAGGTTTAGTTGCATGGGCTAAAGCTATTGACCCACCATTAACTGTAGAAGATGATGGGGTGATTGGTCGAGTAGTTACAAAGCCAGGCGGTATTACTACGGTTCGTAGAGATGGAGCTATTAGAGAGTTAGGTAGTGGAGCTAGATTTGATGTATCTGATATGAAAGAGTCAGAGCTTAGAGCATCTATCAAGCAAGCATTTTTCTCAGACCAGCTAGAGCTACAGTCAGGGCCTCAAATGACTGCAACCGAAGTTCAAGTTCGTTATGAATTAATGCAGAGGCTTCTTGGCCCTACATTAGGCAGATTCCAGACTGAGTTCTTAAATCCTCTTATCGAAAGATGCTTTAATATTATGCAGCGAAATGAGATGTTTTTGGAAGCTCCAGAATCATTAAATGGAGTAAAGGTTGATATTGAGTATGTTGGCCCACTTGCTAGATCACAGCGAATGGAGGAGGCTGTAGCAGTAGAACGCTTATATGAGATGGCTGGAATGATGGCTCAGATAGCTCCTGAAATAATGGATAATTTGGATCACGATGCAGCTATAAGATCAAGAGCAGAACTGCTTGGTGTACCTAAAAATATTATGAAAGATCCACGGCAGGTAGATGCTCAAAGACAGCAACGGATGCAGCAACAGCAACAGCAGATGGAGATGCAACAAGCGCAACAAGCAGTTAGTACAGCATCACAGGCTATGCCAATGCTAGGCAAAGAGAATGTTGAATCTACACAAGCAGGTATGGAACAGATAGCGGAGGCAATGGGTGGTGGCTAAAGCAATACAGAAACTAAAGAAAGAATATGCAATAGTGTTTGGAACGGTTGAGGGTGAAGCAATCCTCGAAGATCTAAAGGCTGCGTACCAGATGCGTGAATCATTCGTTAAGGGTGATCCGTATGAAACCGCGAGGAGGGAAGGCGAGAGAGCAGTCTATCTTCGTATTATTAGGATGAGTAACTTAAAGGAAACATAATATATGAGTGATGAACAAGCAGCGACCATTGAGCCTGAGGATAATGCACCAGCAATCGCACCCGAAGCAAATGACAATCTAAGCGACTGGAAAAGTGGACTATCAGAAGAGTTGAGGGCAGACCCTACCTTAGCAAATATTAAGGATGCAGAGTCGGCAGCGAATACCTTAATTCATCAGCAGAAGATGATAGGAAGCAGAGTACCTTTACCAAAAACAGATGAAGAGAGAAGTGAGTTATATTCTAAGTTAGGAAGACCAGATGATCCTAGTGGGTATGAATTAAAAGTTCCAGAGGGTTATGGTCAATATTATCCAGAAGAGACAATGAACTCTTTTAGGGAGGCAGGTCATAAGCTAGGACTATCACCAGATCAGATGGCAGGATTGATGGAATGGCAGAAAGGCGCAATTGACTATCAGATAGAGGATGAGAGGAGTCAGGTTAATGCTACGGCAGGTGAGTCAGAAGAGATGTTGCGTAAAGAGTTTGGTAATAATTACGACAAAAACCTAAGAGCTGCCAATAGAGCTTTAAGTGTTTTCGGTGATGACGATATTAGGCAGAAACTACAAGATCCACGATATGGAAATGATCCTTCATTGATTAGACTACTTGTTAAGGCAGGTGAAGGCATTACTGAGGATTCAGCAAAAGGTACTGCTAATAACTCCTTGGTAATGAGTCCGCTAGATGCACAACAGCGTATCGACCAGATCAATAGTGACAAGGGTCACGCATATTGGGATGCTAAAAATCCTAAACACTCACAAGCGCAGAAAGAGATGCAGGACTTATTCGACAAGGCTTTCAATAAATAGTTCTTGCATTTGTGTAAACTTATGGTATTGTTAGTGTAACAGGCGTAAAAACTTGTTGCACTACTCTCAAACAACCACCCTTTTTTAGGATAATGGTTAGAGAAAGATTAATCACTTAATGATTCGACTATTCATCGTAACTGATAGACACCCGATAGGATAATGTCAACTTTATATTTTTTTATTAATTTATTTTAGGAGACATTATTATGTCAACAGAAATCACAACTGCATTTGTAGAGCAGTATAAAAGTAATGTTCTACATCTTGCACAGCAAAAGGGATCACGCCTTCGTGATACAGTTCGTTATCAGCCTACAGTTGGTAAGAGCCATTATTTTGAGCGTATTGGAGCTACGGCAGCAGTAGTTCGTACTACTCGCCATTCCGATACTCCACAGATTGATACTCCACATTCAAGACGCAAGGTTACACTTGTTGATTATGATTGGGCTGATTTGATTGATCAGGAAGATAAGGTTAGAATGCTTATCACTCCTCAGTCAGAGTATGCACAAGCAGGTGCTAATGCAATGGGTCGTGCTATGGATGATGCTATTATCGCAGCAGCTTCTGGTAATGCGTATTCTGGTGTAGCTGGCGCAACAACTGTTGCTCTTCCTTCAGCACAGAAAATCGCTGGTGGTTCTACAGGCTTGACTCTTGATAAGCTACTTAGCGCAAAAGAGATTATTGATTCTTCTGAAGCTGATCCAGACGAGGCTCGCTTTATACTTTGTTCTGCAAAGCAAATTACAGACCTACTAGGAACTACTGAGGTTAAATCTTCAGACTACAATACGGTTCGTGCTTTAGCTTCTGGACAGATTGATACTTTCTTGGGCTTTAAGTTTATTCGTACTGAGCGTTTGGCTGTTGCTTCAAGCATCCGTTCTTGCCTTGCATATACTGAGTCAGGTCTTGGTCTAGCAGTAGGTCAGGATATCACTACTCGTATTTCAGAGCGTGATGACAAGAACTATGCAACTCAAGTATTCCTATCAATGATCATCGGTGCTACTCGTGTCGAAGATGAGAAGGTAGTGGAGATTGGTGCTTTAGAGTCATAAGCTGTAATTGGGGGGAGGAGGGTTATATTCCCTCCCCTCCTGAATAATTTATTATGGAGTGATATATGGCTACAGAAGTCTCAATATGTTCTAATGCGCTGAGGAAATTAGGAGACGATCCTATTACTTCATTATCGGATAATACAGAGCGAGCTAGACTCTGTAATGCGTTTTATGAGCCTATAAGAGATTCAGTAACCAGAGCGCACTCTTGGAATTTTGCGATTCGTAGGCAAGCACTAAGTAGATTAACTTCTACTCCAGCTTTCACATATGCCTATGAATATACCCTGCCAACAGACCCTTATTGTTTGCGTGTATTATCAATGCAGACTAATGATCTTGATTTTAAGGTAGAGGGTCGTAAGCTATTAACCAACGAAGGTGAAGCTAAGATACTTTATATTGGTAAAATAACAAGTCCTGCTGAATTTGATGCTTTATTCACAGAGGCATTAACTGCAAGGTTAGCGGCAGAACTTGCTTACTCAATCACAGGAAGTAACTCACTTACATCTCAAATGTGGGAGATGTATGAGCTGAAGTTAAGAGAGGCTAGAGGAGCTGATGGCTCAGAAGGATCATTAGATAGTATCGTAGCAGATACCTTTACTGGCTTCCGCTTGTAATGGCTAGAGTTCATCCATTTCAATCTAACTTCACGGCAGGGGAGCTTAGTCCTCGACTGGAAGGGCAGATAGACTTTAAGAAGTACTTTAATGGCTGTAGCGTTCTGGAGAATATGAGCGTATATCCTCACGGTGGGGCTGTTCGTAGGGGGGGATCGTATCATGTTGCAGAGGTTAAAGATTCCGCAGATACAGGAAGATTAATCCCTTTTGAATTTAATGTCACACAGGCTTATGTGTTAGAGTTTGGCGATCAGTA